ACAAACAAGACGCACAGCACCTTCCTGCGCCCGTATCTGGAGTTTTCTTCCAAGACTGGGCGTATCCATCCCCACGTCAATCAGCTTCGCTCTGACGAAGGGGGTACAGTGTCTGGCCGGCTGTCCATGGCCAACCCTAACCTGCAGCAGGTGCCGGCCCGCCACGAGATTATCGGGCCGATGGTGCGGGGCCTTTTCCTGCCAGAAGAAGGAGAGCTTTGGGCCTCCAATGACTTTTCCTCACAAGAGCCACGCCTGCTAGTGCATTACGCTTCCCTTCTAAACTTGCCGGGGGCGGACGTTATGGTGGATGCCTATCGGGAAAACCCTGACACAGACTTCCACCAAATGGTCGCGGACATGGCCGGCATCAAGCGCAAGGCGGCAAAGACTATTGGCCTCGGTCTGATGTACGGCATGGGCGTGGCAAAGCTGGCCACACAGTTGGACGTATCAACAGAAGAAGCAAAAACCCTGACGGAGACCTTCCATAAGAAAGTCCCATTCCTTAAAGGGACCGTGACTGCCGTTATGCGCAGGATCGATCACCCTGCGTCAGGTGGCGCCATTCGTACCCTGTTGGGTCGCAAGTGTCGCTTTCCGTTATGGGAGCCAATGCAGTGGGGCGTGAACAAGGCGCTACCTTACGAGCAGGCGGTTGTGGAGTATGGCCCCAGAGTCAAGCGAGCCGGCACGTACAAGGGATTAAATCGCCTCATCCAAGGCTCTGCCGCAGATCAGACCAAGATGGCTATGGTGGCCCTCTATGAGGCCGGAGAACGTATCGTGCTTCAGGTGCATGATGAGCTTGTGTTGAGCGTCAAGGACCGCGCACAGGCAGAGCGTGCAGCAGAGATCATGGCTACCTGCGTGAAGATGGAAATACCTAACAGGGTGGATGTGGAAATAGGGGAGAGTTGGGGCGCTGCGAAATAAGGAAGATGCCCCGGAGACGGGGCATCTTTTGATTTACGTGGTCTGCTTATACATCTTCTCTGCCATAAGTGTATACGATGTGCTCTTGACCCGTGCAATCATATCGTTAAGGTTTACTTTATTGGTCACTTGTTCCCCCTAATTGTTGCGTTACCTTCGGTATTTTACGCACTCTTTGTGCTTGGTGCTCTTTTTTTACAATTTCGATGGCCCGGTCAATGTCCTTGATCGTCGCGATCTCCAATTGGGCATCGTGAATCTCAAACAATTCATTGATCGCTTTCATCTCATCCCCTGTCATGACAAAGCGGCCGAGCTTCGCGCCCCGCGTGGCAACAGTAAACAGAGCATCCTGTCCTTTACGTATGTCTGTTGCGTATGCTGTGCCTACTTCCATATGCAAGAACGCCTGTGTCATGTTCGCCCCACCTATCAGGATGTCGATGGTGTCCTTTTTTGCCTGCCCTTGTGCCAAGATAGCTAAGGCACTGGCATGCTTCACGCGAAGGTCCAACAGATACTCCCCGTAGGACACGACAGGGGCCATGCCTTCAAGGACATACCCCATCGGATTGACAAGGACGGGCCGTGGACGGTACTTCTTTTTCCGCTTCACTCCACCTCCGAAAACTTTTCTCTTTCTACGTGCTTCATTGCGGAACGGGCATCAATGAACTCTTTGTCCTGATATTTGTATATGAGGGTAAGAGAATTGACCGTGACCCGCGCCATAATCATCCCGTCCCCATCAACCAAGCAAAGATCACCGGTGGGTAACTCGCTCCATCTTGGTTTTTTTACTCTCATTTTCCGGGCTTCTTCCCTTTGACCATGGTGACGAGCTCCGCGTAGGCATCCCGACTGTGCTCGTATGTCTTGGCCAACACTATTTCTCTGGCCACGTCGTACGCATTTAGTAGTTCTCTAAGAGTCTTAGCGGCGGCAAGGTCATCATCGTGGCGGGCCGTTTCCTCCAGTAGTACGGCAAGGCGCTCTACTTCTTTCTTGGATATCACCATCGCGCTTCTCCGTCTGTTTCAGTAGTGGGTTTATGCTCAGGCTCTTTCATGCGGACAACGATTTTCCATCCTTCATTCAAGGACCGCGCTGCTTCCCAGCGCGTCCAGAACTTACGGAAGAGTTTATTGTCCTCGTCGTATACCCAGTACCTCATTTTTTTCTTTTTGGTATGAGCAGTTCAATACGATCAATCGGCCACCCTGTTTTCTTGTGAATCTTGATGATGAATTCCGCACTGATTTTATTTACCCCATGTCTAAATTTCGACATATTGCTGCGAGATGTCCCCAAGAAACTACAAAGCATGCCGTCGCTTGTGAGCTTGTATTCCGCTCTTAGGGCATCCAGCAATGGATGCGGAACGACGTTGTACAAGCTACCTGAACCTTTTGGTCGTGACATTTACTTCTCCTATATGCGTAACATTAAACTGAAAATTTTGGAAAGAAGAGATGCTTTGGGGGTAGTCCAGCCCAATAAGATATCTTGGGCTAACCTCTCTTCAGGTGTAAATCGCCGGTAATTCATACGCGGGGTATAAAACGCATCTATCCTAACCGGCGGCTCTTTAATGAATTTCCCTTCTTTAAGCATTCTCTTCTCCTCTCTAATAGATCAAGCAAACCAAATATACATCCCATGTAAGATACCAAGAGGGAACATCAGTGCTCCGGCAACCAAGAATCCCCACATGCCCTCAGAGAAGCACGTAAAGATATGCGTGAACCACGCGGCAATTAATGCAATCCAGCACCCAGCTGCAATAAGACCACCCATCTTCATTCTCCTTTCTTGTACTTCGTAAGAATCGACCTTGCTATCTCCCTATTCAGATACCAAATCGCTTTTTTAAGGTCCTCTACCTTCGATCCTTTTAGTTCCGATCGGGTAATATACTTTACCGCATTTCCTAAATTAAAGCCAAGTTCTTTCGCTTCTATGAAATCAATTGTTTCTATCCCACCCTTTTTGTAGTGTGGCGGATGGTTCACCATGTCTACTCTTTTCTGGACAACTGCTTTCGGCTCGTGGACCACGGACAGTGGGTTCTTACGTGGGCGGCCGGGACCTCTTTTTTTAATTTCCATGTGCGTTCTCCTCTCGTTTAACATCACTGGCCAAAGTGGCCAACCCTTCCTGCATCATCTTTATGTGGTCCGAGAAATCCGTACCGTGCTCCTCGGCCAATCCTAATGCGACTGATACCATCGCCATAATCAAGGACGGTGCTGCCATCCTTATTGGGTATTCTTCTATTACTTCCAGTACTTCTTCTGCGACTAGTCTGATCTGGCCTACATAGTCTTGAAATCCTTCTGGTGATAGGCCTGCGCTCATGCTCTCTCCTTTATTACGTTATCGATCCACTCGTCTAAAAAAACATGAATCTGTTCTCTGGTAGCTTCGCCTATCGTGCTGGCCTTTGTCTTCGTCTGGTTAGTCATCGACTGAACAAAAAACTCCCCTGATGCCACAGTAAATTCATTTGGGTTTCTTACTATTTCGTAAGTGACCCCTGCAGCGTTGATGCCGGTTATGTACTTATCCACTGTTCTTCCCTCTTTCTCGTATTGCCTTGGCACAATTGGCTGCACCGGTCGCTATTTGCGGGGCAATAATCCCCCAATCCATTTCGTCCTCACATAACTGAGCGCACTCTTCACATACAAGATCAGCAAAGGCTTCCAGTGCCTTCCATTGATTCTCAGTAGCCCCCGACTTCGGCATGACCAGCCCTGCTTCGTGTGCCATTCTTACTATGTCACTACGTGTCATACCTCCCCCGTGTCTGAAAATATTCGTGCTTTTGGCAAGTCACATAACCACTTATCCGGCGCATCCCTGAACCGCGGCTCGCGGACTTCAAGCAATGAGACCGCAAATTCAAGCCCGTTGAACAGCCCTTGCATATACGGATCGTAATTCCAATTACCGTCCATGCCTTGCACGTCCCGCATCTGTCGAACAGACTCTACCAATGCCCTCGACGCGGCTAACTGCGATGCTACATATACAGGCTGGGGTTTGAATACCTTATCCTGCGGTTTCTTTCTAAAATACACATTACCCGTCGCTGTTTTATGCATCCACGCTACTGGCTCCTGCTCTGGGTGCGCTTCCGCGTCCATTAAACGAATACCTTGACTTGTCACTAACTTAGTCAGTTCCTCAACGCGCTTTGCCATGCGCTGCTG